GCGGTACACAGGCGGTTTGCAAAGATAACCTTCCAGAATGATTTTGTTTTCATCGTCCGCGCTTCCGTCTCCACCCAATAATGTTTCTGCTTTAACTTCCAATATTAAATGTGATTTTCCATTTTCCTTTTTATTGTATGAAGTGTATTTTCCCTCAATATAGATGTGTTCTCCAATTTTCCAGTTTTCTGCCATTCTTTCTGGTATTGCTACTGGAAGCAAATCTACGTTTCCACTGGTACGCTTTGCACCAATATAGAATCTTACGAATTTTTCTCCGTCCTTGAAAAACGT